AACCATCAGCATGAACGTCTGCGCCTTGTTTGAATCCTCTGAATATCCCAATGCACCCATCGTATATGTGCGCTAATGATGCGCTATTATCAGCAGTTTGACCAACACTGTATCTGAAGGTCTTAGTTGAGGAAGTATTGCTCAGTTCTCTATGATACAACCCCGCCATCACTCTAGAAATATGCCTGTGTGATGATGCGAAATAATGGTGAGCAGATATATTCCTGTCCTTTCTATCAGGTTCTCTAGTGAAGTTACTACTACCTCCACCTGCCCACGTTCCCCTGTATTCCTCTGATATTAACGGTAGAATAATATCATGGCCTTGGAATGTGTGGTCTGCATTACTAGAGTCAGCCAATTCTTTAGTCCACTTGAAATTGGTGCTTACTACGGTTGGAGAGCAAATCCACACATGGCTGAATCTAACGTTGTTTCTACCATTTGCCCTATCTGCTTTCAAATCAATACTACCCTCGCTTGCAGATAAGTTGTCAATGTTGAAGTCAGTAGTGGAAAACACTCTGAATGGTTGAACTCCATAGTAGTGATTTCCTCCTTCATGTCGCAATAGTCCTGTTTGAGTGCCATATCCCGTTGAGTCGAAGATTAGATTTGGGATATATCTCGTTCCAAACCCACTAGGACGGTAAGACATCACAAAGCCGTTTATCCCACCAGCAAGTCCAAAATTAGTAACCGCACTGGCGGGGTATTGTCCTATGTTGGCTTTCTTGTAGAACACATCTCCTGTGGTTTCTGCTACAGTGTTGCTAGTATGAACTCCTTCGTCATCAATCACTATGTTATTCGTGGAAGTCTCGACATGAGGGGGCATGTCTGCCTGAACATAATCAAAAGCCCTGACTGTAGGGATGTCCTCTGCCTTTGGTAGCGATTCGTAATCCACTGGATTGAAATGCCAATCGAATGTTGCTTCCACTAGTCTCATCACACCGAACCTTCTCGCTTGATTCGTGGTTTGGGTGGCACTAGAGATAGAAGATTCCTCAAACATGTTACTGGATTGAAGAGTCTGTTTGGTTTGCCCAGTGTATTTTTGATGAGAGGTGTTTCCAATAACAGAGGATTCGGATTCAAGGACTATTGAAAAGTCATCATAGTTCTTGGTATGATAGCCTAGATTGTTATGTCGTAGTTTGGATGCTGGAAATGTGTCTCCCACTGCTAACAATTCATATGTCTCTGACCGTGGGTCTATATGCTCAAACTGTGAGTATTGTATGTCTTCCTCATATCCATTGGGAGCATAGCCGCTATTGATTCCATCGTAAGTTCCTTGGTCACGAATTGTTGGATATGATTTAATCAAAGGCACATCAGTCTGATTTCCGAGGAAGTTAGCAACGTATGTCCATCCATTTACTGTGTTGCTTCCAGCCAGAGGCTTGTTGTCATTTGTTGCAGTCGGCGTGAATACAGTACCATTGGGGCGTACACCATAACCTACTCCATATCCTTGTATCTTCTGGGGTTTCACCCCATTACTGTAGATACTGTCGTGTGTCTTCGTTATGGTTCCACCATCGAACTTCTGCAAATCCCAATACCGTATGCTTTCTTTAGGCCCGAAATAACCAGACCCAAAGGTGTTTTGTAGCCTATGGATAAATCCACCAGTGTCTATGTTATTGTTTACTAGATAGATATTGCAGTTCCCTCTATTATCAGAACTGTTGCTATCTAGTCTCCCTAGAACTACAGGGAAAATCGGAGACACGGATAACGTTGTTGCTCCTTCATCCTTCTCGTTGATACTCACGATATCCAATGACTCTTTATTGATAGTCGCAATGTCTATCTTATCTACAGTAACACCGTTCTCATTACCAGCAGTAAACGCAAATATGGAATCATTCACAGACACAGATTTAGGACTTGAAATGTCATATCCCAATGTTCTATCTTCCTTGTAGTTACCAGTGTTTGAAGTGGCTTTCATCTCCTCATATGTGAATGTAGCAGAATTGGAGCCAAATGTTCCTCCTAATGATAAACCACTATTGAATCCCATTCCCTTCTCGCTAATGGATGTAAACCCATTGATACCAGTATTGTGTAACTCATTACTTGCTAGTGCTTTCGTTCCTGTGATATAATTGACCCATGAAGACGTATATGGATGATAATACAACAACGATGTAGTTGTGGTAGGAGTAGAATAGGCCGCATCATAGAGAGTTATCCTATCATTGCCACCACTGTAATTCTCCTCATATTGCTTGACTTCCCCAATCAACTCTCCGGCTTGGTTCATAACCAAACCATATCTTGTGGGACTTAGGTTGGTAGTATCATTCCATGTAATAGTAGTTCCAGATATGCTGAGATTGCTTACATTGTTTCCGCCAGAATTAGTTATTGCCGTAGGGTTCAGAATAGGAGGGATTGAAGTGTGTATTATATCCTCCATGAAGGTAGTGTTCTTACTGACTGTCTGGGAAAGCAATTTGGAGGTTTCATCCCTGCCAACTACACTGTAAGTGGTCAATCCGTGTTCGGACTTGCTAGAGACATCCTCGACAATCCCGTTGAATGCTGAGTCACTTATGGCATATCCACCGCGATAGTAGTAGAACCTACTGGCATTCTCATTGCTTCTTTGGTAGAACACTCTATCAGAGTCTTGAATCTTCAGGAACTTGTTATCCTTATCACCATAGTCAATCTTGTTATCATGTCCATTGTAAACACCACTCACTAATCTGGCATTATACAGTTTGGTGTTCTCCTTGTCTACAGTGACCTCTGACATGCTAAGTTTGCCAGTTGCATAATTATACTCCGTGTCTGGTTCCAATGATGTGTTAATCACGCCAGTGTAGGGAGGTAGGAACAATGTCTTACCAGAGAAGTTCTCTGCTACTGCACTACCACTCCAAGTATTAGCAGTCTTGAGTTTCTTGTTCTTTATCGTAATGTTCTGCGTTCCGCTTGATTGAGCCGCTACAGAGGCAACTGCATAATGATACCCATCAATCTCTATAATGTCATTATTGCCTAGTATATTCCTTAAATCCGTTTGTTTTCTAATGTCACTCATTACTATTATAGATGTATTAGAGGAATCTCTAGCCGCTTTTCCTTCAAATGCAATCAGATTGAAACCATCGTTGTGAATATTTCTTTCAAGAATCAAGGTGTCTTCTTCTTTGATTCTCAAATGTTGTATACCGCTATTATCCAATATGTTGAATTGGGCTAATTGGCTCATCTTATTTCTCGGTTGGTTTAGTATTGCGTCAGTTATGAGAGGAATTTTGTTATTTTTGAAATTCGCTTTTTCAAATGTAATGTATTTCCCCGGCCCAGTCATGTTCCCATCAAGGGTAGTTGCTGTTACCGAGTCAGAGTTGGCGGTGTGCCTATGCATCTTGGGGAAGGCATTCTCCCATTTGTGGAAGTTGCTGGAATTGCTATCATCAGAGGTTCTGTTAGCATCTACGAGAGTAGCATTCATTCTCTCCTTGCCTAGACTATGTATCGTATTGCCGAATTTGCCTTCAGTTCGGAATGCCACATTGTGAGCGGTCTTCCCTATTTTGATGTCAAAATTGGTAGAAGTGCCAGTTATTGCTATTCTGGCATAGTCTAGTCTGAACTTGTTTGTCAAAGGTGTGACAACGGTGATATTGCCTAACAACACATTACTAGCATTAAACACAGACATACCTAGAGAGAGTTTCAAGTCATCATCGGCATCGTGTAGAGTGAATTCCTTAGAACCACTACCCGCTTCATATTGGGCATGGGTATCTACTGCTGTCACTTCAAGGGTAGTAGGATAGTTCCACCACCTTAGATGAGTGAGATTGTATTTGGTCATGTAATCCAATTGGTCTTTCTCATCCAACCTATCGTTGTAGAAATACCAAGTAGGGCGACTGCAATGTGCTACCCTATCATGCTTTGATGTGGAGGTTGACGTATCTCCTCTCAACCCATAACTGACTGCGACTATATCCGTAGTAGTCTTGGCTGGCCCCTTGTAAATCTCAAACTTCGTGTTTATGGATACCTCTGTCGGATATGCTGGGGAGAACTCAAGACCATCCCCCATCTCATCGAATGATATTATCCTAGTTACTTTGGCGAAATGTGGCCGCAATGTATCAGTTCCCATCTGATATGTGTCGGGATTCAAGAGAATGAAATAGTCATAGTTCTCTATATCCAAACCTACTTCCTCTGTGGCTGGGTAATCAGAGGTAGAGTAAACGAACTTCCTGTTTGTCTCTGAATTAGCAACTTGAGAATCATATACCTTGACCTTGAATGAATGTGTCTCATCTCGGTTGGTTGCATATGAAGTCAGGGTGTTATTGCCGGGATATACCCTATTCCCAATCTTATCAGCATAATCATTGCTTATTGAACCACCATGTGGGTTTTTCCTTATCTCCATGAAGTTAGCGGAATTAACTAGAGAACTTCCACTGACTGAGTTTTCGTATTGTAGGTTGTTCTGGACAATGGTAGGATTGACAGAGACAGACAGATATGCTTCGGTGGTTCTAGCAAAGTGACTACCATAGTCATAGTCTTCTTGGTTTTGAGCCGTTGCTTCTAGAATATGCGTATCCCTCTTTCCCGCATTCAACGGGAACACTGCCTTACCGTATTCACTCGTTCCCATTCAAGTATCCCCAAAAGTGTAGTAAAACATGATATCCGAATAACCCGGAGTTAGAGTCTTTTGTGTGGCACTTGGCCTTTTTCCCTTATGCATCGCAATCTCATATAGTTCACCGAAGAACTGCTCTGCGTTATTCGCTCCTCTGCCTATCTTACAATCGCTAGGGTCAAGTTTGAATGATGTGATAGTGTGACTGTCTTTCTTGATTAACTCATCATTGAGATACAATTCAAGGGTGTTATTGTTGTATACCAAGGACACTTTGTATACCTGCTCTAGATACAATGCCTCTCTCAGTTGATTGGTGTATATCGTTGACCCTACAGTGCTACTAGGTGCAGTTGCTAGAGTAATGGTATCACCTGCTACGCTTGATACTGTTCCTAGTAGGTTAGCCGAAGAGTCGTATATCTTGCTACCTGCT